CCACACTGTCCAGAGCCGCCTGGATCGTCGGGAACAGCGAATTCGGATCGGTGATGCCGGGATATGTGGTGGGAACGTAAAAGTCCAGGTCGCGCTCTGCGACTTTGACTCCGATCGTCAAAAGTTCTTCGTCCACGTCCTCGGTGATGTCGATGTGCGGACCTGCTGCAACACGCTTGAATCGAAGCACGTTGCCCTGTGTGTCTTTGTACCAGCCTTTCCCGTCGGTATCCGCGCCCACGTTCTCGCCGCTCACTGCTTCACTTGGCCCGATCTGGATTGTCAGCATGTCAGCCGGGATCCGGTCGATGATCAGCTTGATCTTGAACACCTGCACAGTCGGCGCAGCCGGATCTATGAAGTCGGGAGGATCAGTGAACACGTTGGCAATCGAGTAGAGCCTGTCCGCCTCCGCGGCGATGTGCGCGTAAACACCAACTTCGCGCAGATAAAAAGCTGTCCCTACCTGGTCGCTCCGGACGCTGCCCTCGACCATGAGCGTGCCGTTGCCGTAGTCGCGTGTACTGGAGATGTTGACCAGCGGTGTCTGTTCGGCAATCGGGTCAACCAGTGGCCAGAGATCAGACGGTGCCGCGGCTACACCGCTGCCCATAACGATCTTGCTGATAGTTAGTCTCTCGCCGTTCTGCGCACGCCCGAGCATCGAGCGTCCGGCGTCGGTAAATTCTTGTTTAGCCAAACTCATAATCAGGTGCCTCGCTTTCTCTGTAGATAAACCGCAACAACATTCCACACCAGCCAATCAAACATTTGCTGTTGGTGGCGCGGAAGATCCCTTCACACCAGCGCGTCACCGGTTTGTAGCGCTCGATCAGTTCAAGGACGGCCGCTTCGTCTGAGGGCTGGATGATATTCTCGTCCACGTAAACTCTGAACCGGTAGCGGTCGTGCCACGGGCCAGGTTGAAAACCGGGATTGGGGTTGGGCGCATTCGGTGGCAGCGGGCTATAGTAGTCGAACCACTCAAGCAACGACGCGCCGCCAGGCCAATAGGTGTCCAGGACTTCCTGTACCAGCGCCACCGTGCCTTTGGTGATGTGCCACTGGATCGACATCTGCACCAGCCGCTTCCGGAACTCCAGATCCCGCGACTTGTCGTAGAAGTCCACGTGGAATTGCCACGCCAGAATGTCCACCAGATTCTCGTCAGTCAGCCCCATGATGTTCGGGATCATCACCACCACGCCGGTGTCATCAATGATTTCGTACATCTGTTTGTCGAACGCTTCGCAGGCCGATTGCACCTGCCGATCGTAGTTAATCGACGGCGTGCAAAGGTCGATCAATCTGGACGTGCGAAGCGTGCTGCTCATAGCGTTATCCTGTTTTCAGGACGACGGTGCGGCGCGGGATGCCGCGTGGCTCGTTCTTCACGCTTGGCAGCAGCCCGCGCCTTTTCGTTCCGTAGGTTATAGCACCTTGGAAAAGTCATGCGTCCTCCAGCCCGACAAAGTTGATGATCGGCTCGTGGCCAGGCGTCTCATCGTGGCACGCCAGCTGGTCGTAGTTCATCACCTGAAAAGTGGGTGTCGGCGTGTTGACCACGATCCGCTTGGCCCCGGCTTGCAGGCAGCGTTTGCGCAGTTCGTCACAGTTGAGATCCCGCGACACGTAGCTCCGCTGCCACAGGATCCAGTCCGTCACAGCTTGCTCCACGTTGCTTTTGATGGTGTCCAGCAGGACTTCGTTGTCCCGTTCAACCCAGTAATCCATGTCGAGCTGATAAGTGAACACCGTCGGGGCGTGGCTGAACACGTAGTCTGTCACAGGTCGCCGCGTGTCAGCGCTGCAGACCGCCAGCACCAGGTCGAGGATCGGTTGTGTCGGCAGCTGGCCACCGCGCAAAAGCGGATAGAGATGGACTTCCCCTGCGATATCCGGCGCGGAGTAAACCACGACCTGAATGATGTCCGGATGCGCCGAGAGCGCCCAGAACTCGTAGGCATCACGCGGGCCGCACGTCGAAAAGCTTTCAATGGCCAGCCAGACGCGGTACCGGTACTGTTCGTCCGTTTCCTGATCGCTGCCGCCAGCTGTGGTCACCGTGTTCGCAACTCCCACGCCGTAAGGTTGGTTCCAGTTGACGATGGTGTTGATTTGTCCTGGCGCGAAGCCGTTGCCGACTTCTCCAGCTACCAATGCTTGTGCCGGAACGTCCACAGAATCCGTGGCGTCCGGGATGATGCCGTCGCTCAACGTCTGGAACACCACGGCATTTGGCGCCTGCACCATTGTTCCCTTGGGAATGACCGCACTGAACGCCAGCTGAGCCGCAAGCGTGAACCGGAGTGTGGTGAGCGCGGGTGACGCTTGCAAGCGCATTGTCCGGTTGCCGTACAGAGCCGCCAGATTGTCCAGGTAGTCGCCAGCTGCGTACTTGAGCAGGTTCTGTTTGCCCGTGAAGTCGATGAGGACCCGCTGGTGACTTAGCCAGTGGCATACCACCAGCAAATGCAACCGCACCGGATCACCAGGCGCGAGCGTCTTGGCTATGCCAGTCAAAGCGAGAAACGCCGCCTGATAGTCCAGGATGACTTCCTGCTGGATCACAGCCGGATCTTTGACGGCGAAGTCGATGTCCGGCACGAACGGCAACCCGTAAACGGGCGCTTCAGGTGGCGGTGTCGAGGCAAACGGACTGTCGGTGATTGTTGGCATAAGGTTCACTCCAGACTGTAGATTTTGCCGTCAACCGCGGCGGGTAGTCCCGGCCACAATTCGTAGAGGTAGATCCGGCTCAAGTCGCCGGAATTGTACGAGATCGTCGGATTCACAGTTTTGGCCAGACAGTAGGCCGCTTCACCACTCTTGTCCTCCGGTCCGATCTCGCCCGTAACTGCGGGACTCCAGACGCCAGTTTTCAAGTTCGTCACGCGCCCCTGAGCGCCCATCACTTTTTTGGGCTTGAGCAGTTCGCGCACTTGCGGCGGGATGACCAGGAATTTGTCCACGTCGGCGTTGAGAAACTTGCCACCGTTGTAATACGCGGTCTCCGGATTGTGGTGCGGATCTCCGTGGTCCGGGCCTGATCCATCGTTGCAAATGTCCAGATTCGAGATGAACGCCACGTAGCTATCACTGAACGCCGTGTAAATCTGGACCGGATGAATGAACACCAGCGGTTGCACAATATCGAGCAGGTTGCCGCTCTCGGGCGGCTCGGGCTCTGGCTCGGGCGGGATTTCCTCTTGTCCCGATAGCGCCGCTGTGATCGCCGCACAAATGTTCTGGAAGTGGTCCTCGTACAGACCAGCGTCCGCGGTCGAATCCACAAAGCAGGTTTCGATGATGATCGCCGGCTCCTTTGTGTTGTTGAGGAACGCCAGATCGTCCCGCTTTTTCGGGCCGCGGTTCTTCAAACCGGAAGCGGTGCTGATCGCTTCGGAGATGCGTCCGGCCAGTTCGTACTGGGTGACGTAGAGAACTTCGACACCCATGGGCGCTCCGGTCGTCTCATAGGCGTTGAAGTGGACGCTTACATCGAGATCCCGCTGCTCACTGTTGTGGAAGCCGACGATTCGATTGAGATTCTCACTCTGGCTTAGACTCACATCATCGTGGAACACTTCCACGTTCACGCCCGCCCGTGCCAGGCGGTCCGCCAGTTCGTTCACTACCCGCCGCGCTTCATCCACTTCGTCCAGGTAGCCACTGGCTCCGCGAACGAATTTGCCGTGCCCGCTGCTGATAACAATTTTCATTGGTTCTTCGTGTTTTGCGGCCGCGGATCGTCCGCAGCCTTTGGTTTGCCGTTACCGTTCTTGACGTGCTCCCACGTCCGCAATCCTGCCAGACCGAACACCAGGATCGCAAGTGCCCTCTGAAATTCGTAGAGATATTTGAACTCGCTCTGGGGGAGTTCTTGGGCGAGCACGTTCGGGAACGCCAGCGCCAACAACTGGATCGCCATGACCAGCAGCGGCATCGAGAAGAACATGATGACCGCACCCCAGTTGAGAAAGCGTTTCCACGGTTCCTCTTTCATTGCAGCAAGGTCGCCTGAACAACGGTGATTGTGCCAGCAAACGCGGTGCTCCCGTTAAAACTCACACCCATATTGGTAGCGGTGCTTGAGTTAAACCCGCTGGAAGTAGCAGCCACGATTGACCAGTCAGCTGCGTTATTGAAGAGTCCCGTGGTGGCGAGGTTATGCGTTGCCCTGCAAATTCCCTGCACCACCGCGCTGGTACCACTCCCCACGGTGCGCCAGGTCACTATCACCTCGAAGATGCCGGTGTCAGCCACAGATGTGCCAGCACCAAAAGTGAACGTCAGAACTGCGGGATCACCAGTTCCGCCTGCTGTGCCTACCCGCACCGACAGCACAATGGCTCCGGTGCCAGCCGTCTTGGTTACATCAAACAGACAGCGATATTGGCCTTTGGCTTTGTAATCCCCAGCCACAACGGGAACATTCGATCCGGCCAGGTAAACGTCACTGGTGCTGGGCGACTGACTGGACACGCTGGAGTTGAGAATGTCCTGCGGATAAGAAGCGATATTGGCGTTGTCGCTTCTGAGCGTGTAACCGAAGCCTCCTGCGGTAGTGGGCAGAGCGTAGCTCGATTGGACGTTTGCATTGCCGTTGCTCTGCATGAATTTGCCAGACGCAGGAACTGCGGTAGCAACCATAAAACCGTTCGTTGAATTGATTACTCCTGACCCGGGATTGTTGTTCGTGTTGCTCAAACCGCCGTTGGCAAAGACGTAAATATAGGAGCCCGGGAGTCCCGCGGCGTTCGCTGCTTGAATCCTCATCACCGATTCCCGTGTTCCGTCTGCGGCTGTCAACCAGGCAGAGCTGATTTCGCCCATTAGCCTATTGATTGTGGTGTCGCTCTTGCCCTTGAACAGTAATCCTGGACCAAAACCAACTCCGGGCGTGCCCGCTGAGTTACGTCCGAGAGCTAAAATGTCTGTAGTGATTCCGGTTGCGGTATCGGTTACGGTCTCAGTTTGCGCGGCTGTCATTGCCAGATCCACGGTCTGATCTATGGGTGGTGCGGCATCGCTCCGCATAAACGTTGAAGCTGATCCGTTTACCGCAGAAATGCCGACCTTGGCGGTAGGATTGGCTCCACTGCCGCCACCGGCTGGTTGCGCATACCAGCCCTTGATTCCACTGCCGTTCGTGCCGTAGAGCATGGTGTTGCCTGGTGAAGTTGAATCGCCTGAAAGCGTGACTGTGTTGGTGGCGCGACTTAAGGACTGCGAGAACGTGAGCGGAACTTCATAAGCGCTGGCAGCAGTGAAAGCGGCGCTGCCCAATGTGCCGCCTGCTCCGATATTCAATGTCGATCCGTCAGTGCTGGACAAGGTAAGAGTGTTAATGGCGTTGAGCGTCTTACCGGTGGTGATGGTGAGCGAGCCAGCGAAAGGCGTCTTGCTGGCCCATGTGTCAAGGTTGGTGTTCCACGCTTGCACATTTGTCCCGATCACAAGACCGAGGCTGATGCGCCCCGTAGCAGGAACGAGGCTGGTTGCGCCGCCGTCCCACTGCAGCGGATTGCCAAACCCCGCAACGGTGGATCCCGCCGCAGCCGTAATCGAGCCGCCGCTCTGGATCGTGAGACTGGCCCCGCTCGGCACCAGGTTGCTCCCGGGCATGGTGTGCGTTTGAGCAAAAGCTACCAGATTGGTAGCAATCAGCGCTAAAATGGTAATTAAGGATTTGTCCATCGTGTTGCCTCCAGCCATGTGCCTGTCGTGATGTTGCGCACCTCCACTTTGACCCCGCCGCTTACCGGCACCAGCCGCGCATCGGTGCCGATGTAAAACACGTTCGCCGTGGCTTGCGCGGCCAGAATGTTTCCCTTGAACGTCGGCGCACCGCCTGCCGCGCCGTAGGTGGTGTTCATGGTGACGTTGCCACTGTTCAAGTCAATCAGGGTTAGTCCGGTGCCACCATTGACAGCCGCTACGATACTAGCGTTGCCAGCGCCGCCCTGTCCAATGAAATAGCGGATAACACCCAGTCCTTTATTGCTGGGGTCTTTGACGTCATGCGCTGCCACTGTCCAGTCGCTCGCTGGCGAATGTTCGGTTTCCAGCAGAAGATCCACCGGATGATATCCAAGGAACTGGATGCCTTCGACGCAGTTGCCAAGCTGGATGTTCGCCCATGAAGGATAAACGCCGTCCAGAAAGGTGACGCCGTTCTTGCAGGCCCACGCCTGGATCATCGGTGCTCGCAAGTGTTCGCCTATCT